CGACCAATGTATTACCGGTAAAGCAGTGGTTAAAGTTATCGACCACAAGCCCAGATTTTTTATCTGAGTAAATGTAATTGTTGAGTTCTTTTCCAATGTTATGCGAGTTAGATTCTACAATTAATTCGTAATCTTGTATTAAAGCAATACCAGCCGTAATACTTCCCGCCCCTTTTTCTGTCGCAATTATATTACATCCTTGAGACTGAAGCTCGGCTATTAGTCTAGGCTCGGCACTATCCGCTACTATTAATCCTTTAGCGCAAACACGCTTGTTAATATGCGCTATCTCGCTTGTAGTTAGCTTAGGCTTATAAAGATGCTCCTTAACGTATATCTTTCGTTTGGTCTTATCTATCGCTACTTCTACTAACGTAGTAGGGTCAATCGAGAATCCAAAGTCTTGGCCAAATGAGGTTTGTAGATTGTCGGGATTAAATTGTCCGTAAGACCAGTTAGTAAATACTACCCCCTCGGCTTTGTCTAACCATCCTCCAAGAATTGTATGCTCGTATTTGCGTTTATTTGTACGCTCTAAGGCTTCGATTTGATTTAAGAACGATTCACTTAGGTAATCAATATTATCCTTGTACGTGGTATGTATGTAAGTCGTATCGCCTTGCGTTGTGGATTGTCCAGATTGAACTCCTTTCTCTTCAAAGAATCGATTATAAATAAAGTGTTCTTTGGTAGTCGGGTTTAAGATTAAGATAACCCGGTTTTGTCTTTGGCTATTACGAATAGAGAAGTCTATCTTGTCGAAAATGTCTTCATCTGTTAGCTCCTCGGCTTCGTCTAGTATCCAAGTCGTAACACCTTGTAACGATTTGAGGTTAGCGGTTTGCGTTCCCGAAGAAGTCTTAATACCTCTAAATAAAATCTTTGAATTTGTACGAGTGTTAATAATCTCGTCTTTGGTTATGTAGAAGTCTGACTCAAGACCAGCCATTTCTATCTTCTCTACAAACTCGGGAATAATTGAGATGTGAGCCGAAGTAAGCGTATATCTTGTAAATAATATCACGTGTCCTACTTCGTACGTTAGAAGCAAAAGAAAGGAGTTTAGGGCGAATGATTTCCCAGAACCCCTTCCTCCGGTTACTACAAAGTAACGGCTTTCGCTTTCAAATAAAGGAACGTATTTTTTATTTAATTCTATCACTTAAATTTTACAATGTCCTTAATGTCAAAGTCATTAATTGTATGCGTAGTGTTTTGGTCTACCACTTGCTTAGGCATACCAAACTGATATTGAAAGAATAGCTTTACCGCCCAGTCTTTATGGTCTTCTAGCGCTTGTGCTAGTACCGCAAATGCTTTAGGCTCTAATGGTGTTAGCTTCTCTACTAAAGATTGTTCTTCAGCTTTAGACTTTCTACCAGCCCCTTCTCTAGCCCCTCCTCGTTTGTCTACCTTATCCATTATTTTCTTCTTCAAATACGTTATAAACTTGTCTAATTTGTGAAATGTAATCTCGCCAGCACGAAGCACAAGACGAAGCTTCTAATCTAATATCGAAGATTCGATAGTAGATGTCGGTTAAATCCCATTGCACCTTAGGAGTAATTGAGTTCTGAGGCTTAGAGAAAAACTCTTTTAAGTACTCGTAATCCTCTTGAACTAAACACTTGGGTTTGCGATAAGACCATAGCTTATTTAGCTTCTCTTTGCGTTCATCACACCCACAATCCCAATCTAGGGCTTTTGATAATAACTCTACACCTTTCTTGATTCCGGTAACGGTAGTAAACGCTTCGATAGTATCTCCTAACCCCTGAGCGTTCGAGAATGTAGCAACCTCTTCTTTAGGCTCTACAATAACTCTTCTTTTAATTGGTCTTTTTGCCATTGTTTGATTCTTTCTTTACACTTTCTAATTGTATTGTAAACACTTTTAAAGCTAATCTTTGTTTCTCTTGAAAGCTTACGTATTGAGATGTTATTGTTTACCCATAGTAAAAACATCTTCTTATCGTACCAATTCCAAGTCTCTATAAATTCTAAATAAGGTTGTGCAAGTTCTTCCGCTAGTTCGTTGCTATCGTCCTCTCGAAGCATATACTCTATGTCTCTTGTAATCTCGCATTTAACTACTTTCTTTGAGTGCAAGTCCATTGTAAGACTCCTAAGCGTGTAGTAGAAGTAAGCATAATTAATATCCTTGTTCATCTTTAAGACCTTTATATAAGCCTCTTGAACAACATCTTGAGCGTAATTCTTTTCGCCAAAACCTTCTACAATTTTGACCCAGTGCTTATGCTTATCAGTTAGAATAGTTATGTCTTGCACTAAAGTAAATAAATGTTTTCGGCTACTAACTTCCAGTAAATCTTATCGTCAATCTTAGGCTTTGTTTCGCCTATTAGTTCGCATATCCAAAGCGCAAGCTCTTTAGCTAGGTTCTTATTACCAGTAAAGTAAAAAGCGTTGTTTAAAATCGATTTAGCTCTTTCGTCTGGTTTCATCGCTTCTTTGATTCTTGAACTATCAAATAGCTCATATAAATAATAAAAGCTATCTCGGCAATTCCTACCCAAATAGCTTGTAAGACTAATCTATCCATTGAATTTTTTTAGTTCGTTGTTAAGATACCATATTGCCTTTTCTAAGTCTTGCTTCTTATTGCCTTTCTTCTCGGCTCTTAGGATGTATTTTATTGCGTTCCCTAGTGAGAAGTTTAAATCAAAAGCTTCTATAATATCTATTACTTCGATTCCGTTCCCTTGATAATGTTGAGGGTGATTAACTAAACTAAGTTTTTCGTGAGGTTCTACGTAGTTCATATTTCCAATATTGTCAATGTTTTACTTCTGATTTTGGCATTAAAATTTGCCGTCTATTCCGGATGTCAGCTTTCTATTTAAAAAATAGGAAGTTAGTGAGCATATACCTAGTAGTCAGGACAGGATTCGAACCTATAACCATGCGTAATCTTCACCTTCAACTCCTTGTACTTCGGAGTCCGTCACAGCGTTCCACCCCTCTTGCTGAGGCTTAGCGTCTACCAATTCCGCCACCTGACTTTGCAAAGTTTAATGAAAAAAAATGATTAAACAAAATTTTTAAACATTTATTCCATAAGATTTTAGCAAAATATTCATTTGTGTATTCAAAGTCTCTCTCTTAGTATCATCTAGTCGGGACATTTGCACACCGATTTTATAAAAGAATAACATTGCCTCAGCTGCTTCTATAAATTGCTCGGTTACTTTCATTCCTTGCTCGGTATAATCTCCTCTAGGTAAAAGAATCTCTACTACCTTTTCAAGTTCTTTTAATTGTTGATTCGTTATAGATTTTACCATTTGCTTATTAGCTGGGTTTCCCTTCCATTCGTCTTCGATAATATGTATTAACGCTTGGCACATTGTAAAATAGGTTAGTGCTTTGTCTTTGTCTTCCTGTGTCATAGTTTTATTGTTTAGGTTTATTTATAAATATTCTCATTAATTGAGAATAAGGTATTTTTAAATTTTTATAAATTGGAATTTTCATTACACGCATATACCAAATAAAATATTTAAATGTAGGAGCTCTTTTCATTTGTATCTCTCATTTAAATAGTTTTTAATTTCTCTCACTCTTAAAAATGCTAATTTCCTTAGCGGGTCTATTCCAAATAATATACGTTCCTTTTGCGCTCTAAGGCACGAATGTAAGTCGTCTATATGAATACCTTCCTTAAGTATAAATCGTTCGTTAGGCTTAAGCAATTGAGCCTCTATCCATTCGATAGCCTTGGTTTGATTTGTTGTTAGCATATTAAATCGTTTAGTTTACATAAAATTCCTAAACTCGTATTATTATCTCCACCTTTTACATTCATTCTAGCTTTACCTTCTTCTACTAATTGCTTTATCCTTTGCTTTAGTTGGCTAGTCGATATTAAAATAGCTTTGTCTTCCCCCACTTTATAAACGTAAAAGTCCGCTTGGCTTGTTGATATTCCGCTAGGTTTACCTCGTGACCAATACTCGATATAAACGTTACCAGTTTCAATCGTTCGCCTATCGCTTTTAACTTCTATTTTCTTACCAGATACCAATTCGTGAAACCAAGTCTCACCATTTAAAACACCAAACTCTAAATCAAATTTAAAATCGTTGTTATAAATCATAGTCTGGTTATTTCAAATTCGATTCTTGGGTTATCTTTGTCTATGAATTTATACATTAGTAACCGATGGCATAGCCTATCATTCTCAATTACTTTGCAATTTTGCAAACAATCTAGGATTATTTTTGCCGAATTGTCAAGGTCGCTTCTATTTGACTGAAAATAAACGTGAATCTCAATGCTGAATTTTTTTTTAATAGTCTCCGATAATAGATAACGCTGAAATAGTAATTCGGCATAAAATACATCTTCGTAATGTTTTAGCTCTTGAGATTTATAAAGCCTATTGTTTCCAATCTTGTACCCGTTTGATTTGCTAGGTACTTGCCCAAGTATTGTTATCATTTTGTCTTTCGTTTAACTTGGTCTTTTTTCATTATGTATTTTCTAAATACCAAAAAACCATTTACGTTTTCAAATAGTCTATAACGTGAACCGCAAAAACATTTCATATTAACAGATTCTTTATTTTGCTCGTACATTATGCTTTGCAATATCTCAGGATTCCATTTATGCCCACAATGTAAGCAAGTCGTTTTGTGTTCTAGTATTTTATTGTGGTGTGCCATTAGTCAATAGGTTTAATATTTCCATTCTCATCTAAATAAGCGTTGAAGTCTGCTAAGTTTTCGATAAACTCTCTATAACAAGCCGCTTTGCAAGCGATAATTAACTCGTCTTTGTTATCAAATTTGTTTACAAGAGTAGCATAAATCCTTTTTTTATCCTCTGGGCTTGCTTCATAAATCCCAAATTTTACAATGTAATCGTATAAAACGTGTAATCCTCCGGCTATCCAGTTCATTTTAATGTTACGCTCGTGACATCTAATCATTTCTTGCGAATACATATTAGCCGAGTTAATAGCTGCCATTTTTAAGTCTGCATCTGAAGGTATTTCTTTAGGAGCTTCAATTTCTTTAACTACCGTTATAGTCTCTTGTCTAGCGTAATCTATGTAAGCCTTCATAATTCGACCAAAGTATTCACAAGAGAAGTTTTCATAGCATTTGGCATCGATTCCAAGTTTACCACTTACCGCTAATTCAAAAGCTAGTTTAATCTCTTCCGGTGTTTGGTTTCCAAAGTTTGAACGAATGAAATTAAGTAATACAAACTTCTCTTCTTCGGTAGGCATATTATTGCCTCTAAGACCTACTAAAACCATTGAGTAACGTAACACTTGCTTTAAGTCCTCTTCGTGTCTTAAACGTAAGCTTTGAGTGCTCTGTGCTTGTAGTATGATATTAGCGGAAGCGTTACCAGTTTTTAATGGCTTCCATTCTTGCGGCAGATGTTCCGAGCGGTTGTTTGTCGTTAGTTCCATTGTATTGAGGTCTAGGAATTGTAATTATTATTTCGTCATTAAAGCACTTGCCATTTAAATACGTAGAAGGATTTTTTCTGTATTGTAAATCTGAGTTAGCGTTTACGTATTGTGAGACCGTGCTAGTAATTTTTTGAATTTCGTCTAAAGATAATTTATTCCAAATCTTTTCACACTTAACTCTATCAATTTTTTTATTATACGTAGCCCAGAAGTACTCAAAATCTTCTATATTATTTACTTTACTTTCTTTTACTTTACTTTTATTTACTTTAGGAGTGTTACTAACGTGTTCGTAACGCGTTACATCTTCGCTAACTTGTTGATTCTCACGCCATTCTGCAATTCGTTTAGCGTTTTTTTCTTTTTTAACTTGGTACTTTTCACTAAAGTTTAGCAATTGTTTGTTGAAAGTTTCACCATTGTTTGAAGAAATTAAATCTATTTCTTCCATAAACGTCCAGCATTTTTCTAATTTTTTGCCTACGTTTAACTGATGTTTTAATACTATTGTCTTAATAGGTTTCTCTTGTAAGGCAAGCTTTTCAAGTATAGTATAAAACAATCCAAGACCCTCATAGCCGAACTCTAAATAAAGCTCAGTTATTTTCTCGTCATTAAACGAATTGGAATCGTGTAAAAAGTATTTCATTATAATTTTACATTATAATCGTTGATATAAGCAACAACTCCTGAAATTGGATTACATTCAGATAATTTAAAATGATGAATACTTTCATCTGTTTTTAATTCAAAATCTGTTTTAATATTGCTTATTGATAAATTTGAATAAATGATACCCATTGCCTTGCAATAAATTTCATTTGGTACTTGTGCTTCTAACATTACAAAGTCAAAACTCATATTATTATAAAAAAGAAAAGCCAGCTTGCGTCGTAGTGCAAAACTGGCTTTAGGTTGTTTTAACCCTTAAAATAACCCTACCGCTACGACCCGCTAGGCTTATTGTTCTACAAATATAACTAATTTTTAGAAAGTAAAACTTTTTTTACATCTTTTTTCTTCACGTATTTAGCTGAGTAGTAGAGCTTTTTATAATCTTTACTTAGCTCTTTAGCTATATGCTCTTGCCATTTGTTAAATATTAGTTTTTCCATAAGTTTCGTTATAATAATTTTCATCTGGATAGTGTTGATTTGGTGTGCAAATAGTTGCCCCATCATCTTGACCACTTAACCAAGCATCTTTTATCTGCTCTTTTTCAATTGTCAAACATTCTAGTGCCTTAACCTGTAATTCTAAAGGCAATGTATATTCAAATTCATCAACCCATTCAATAAATTGCATCATTGCAGTAATTTTCTTTTTCATATTAGTTAGTATTTATTATGGCATCTTGTACCGCTTCCCAGTAATCTAGGTCTTCTCCTAGCGTAACTCCTACGAGTAAATCTATATGTAGTATTGCGGCAGCAATTGCCTCTTGTTTGCTTTTACTATTGCGTACTTGACAATTAGTAAAATGTTTAATTAATTCGGTTGCTTTTTGCTTTGGTGTCATATCTTAGAATAGTTTATAATATTGTAAATCGGAATACCTACACGCTTGCCTCTACCTTCTCTATCTTGGCAAAAGATAAGAGTTCTATTCTCGGGAGTTGTTTCGATTAAATACCCCTCGTAAATATCCACTTTATTACCTAAGATATAATGCACTGAGTAGTAAGCTCCAAAGGTTATATCTCTATGCTTAAACGTGCTAGTCTTCGTTTCGTAAATTCTAATCTCTCTACCGCTCTCGGCTTTTAAGATGTCTACTATTTCTCTATTATTCATAAGTTTCGTTATAATATTCTTCTGCATTTTTGTAAGGTGATTTATCATAATCTACACCGTGATGACAAGCATCAAGTATCTGTTCTTTCTCCATTTCTTTGGCTTTGTCGTATTTAATCCTTATTAACGCAGAGCTAAAAGCATCTGGAGCTATAATTCCTATAATATCACTTATTTCGTGTATTAAAAAATCTACTGCCGTTTGTTTATCTTTCATATTCTTGCATTATAAGTTTAAGTTCTTCCATTACTTCTGGATAGTTTACCTTACCATATACGGTTTGTTGTATCAAAGGTAAGCTCCATTGTCTAGCACTAAAGGGCTTTACCCCCTTAGCGTTTAGACGGTCAGCGCATAGCTGATAAATACTCATTTTCTTTACTTTCATTTTATAAATTTTTATATGGCTCAGACCCAATAACTTTTAAACCTTCCATTAATCGCTCGTCACAATATCTTGTATAATCGTGACTACTTGCAAAGCGTTGAACCATTGAATAATAACCACCTCGTTCGCCTTTTAAATTTAGCTTTAATACCTGTGGGTAATCGTTAGCTAGTTGCTTAACTGGTTCTTCGGCTATTAACTCAAAGCCATCCTTATTCCATTGACTAATAAACAAGTTGTACTCGGATTCAGTCTCTAAGTTTCTTGTAACCTTCCAAGTATTAGAAGGTGCTTTGAAGAAAGTAAAAGTTAGGTCTTGCTTATACATACTAAAAGGGCAAATCTTGTGGTAATACTGGAGCTTCTTTAGGGAACTCGGGAGCATTTTGTTTAGGCATATTTGAATCGTAAATAACTTTTCCATTGCCTAAGTAAACCTTTGGAGTCTTTGCATCACGCTCCTCTTTGGTTTGTGAAATCCAGATAGAAGCATTATTCCCGTACTGGTCGGGTGCATCGTTTAACGAGATGGTAATATTTACCGATTCTTCGTTAGTACGTTTGTTTGTGTAGTGAACCAAGCCTTGTAACTTTGACTTGTTAATTTGAGCATTAATTAATTGTCCCATTGTTATTTATTTATTTGTTGTTTACGAGTTTTGAATGCTTCTAAGTCGCTTGGAGTTAGTGAGCTTTTAAATGAATTGTAAAGTAATGCTAGTTCATCTTCGGTGTGTACGTTAGCTAACATATCTAAACGGAACTTAGGCGATTGAGCTACCGGTGCCCCCGCCGCATCCGTATCTTTGTCGGTAACTAAACCTAGCATTGAACTTAAAGCATAACGCCTGTAGTATGTAACTCCAGAGCCATAGCTTTGGTATTCGTTCATAGCCCCTAGTTTTACAAGTGGAATACTAGTAAAGCTTTCTAGTTGTTCTCCGCTCTCTACGTGGAAAAGAATAGTCTTAATACCATTGTCTTGTAGTAGCTGAGTAAAGCAAAGTTTGTGCTTTTTAAGTAGCGGATTAATCACGCTAAAGATTTGAGGCAAGTCAGCATACGTGTAGTTATGCCCTTTAGTGTCTTTGTGAATAATTGGACATTCGTTTTGAAAATCCGATAGCGCTTTAATTAAGTTTTTCATTTGATATATTAGGTTAAGAAAATGTTGAATTGTTGATTTTTATAATCAAAGTAAATATCAAGCTCTAAATCTAAGCTAGATTTTACTTCCATATTTCTATTTAATGGGTCTATAATAATTTCTTTTATAGAATCTCTAGCATCATTAATGTTTCCTTGTAAGGTAATTCCAGTACTGCTAATACTAATAGCATAAAAGTGATTTAATTCAAGGCTATACTGTTCTATAAATTGATTCAATGTTTTTAATTTAGTTTTCATTTTTAATGATTTTTACAAGTTTAGAATTAGATTTGTGGCATTCGTGCAAGATTAAATCTCTTATGCTCCATAGCTCAGGGTTAAACGACCAAGACATAGTATAGAATCCAGCCGAGTCTTCGAATTGTGCTTTTAAAATAGACATAATTTTAGATATTAGAAATGAAGTAAATTACGTAGTAAGTAAGGTAAACGAATGAGGATACTAGGATGGCTCCTGCGATGTCGTTTTTGTCGATTTGTTTAAGATGTTCTCTCATTTTGATTGTGTTTAGAATTGTTATCGTTATTGATATGTCAAAGGTAATACTTTAATTGTAATAAAAAAATCTTTTTTAATCTTTTTTTATAATTATTTATTTAATGGTATGTTTTTAATACAAAAAAGCCCTAGAACAATATCCTAGAGCTTTATTATAAACAATTCTAAACCTATCTATTATGAAACAAATCTTACAAATCTAAACTATTTTTCCGTCTTTAATATCAATAATTTTAACTTTTGATTCTCCATCGTTTATTTCTACCATTGCAAAGCCGTGTGTATGTTGATTATAAGGCATATACTTAGGCTTTAAAGACGTTAAACAGCCAGTTGAATAAGTGTTAATATATTTACCGAAGCCATTTTTCTTAGTTGTAATTGTTCTTCTATGAACGTGACCCATCAAAGTATTACAAAACATCTTGTTAAAAAGAGATTGTGAAGGATTAATTCCACCAGTACCGAAGCCCTCGTGACCGTGAATCACAAGTAAATCGCCCATTTCCATACCTTGCCAATCTTCTACAAAGTTTATATTGAGCTTATCTAATCTAAAGAACTTATCAAATTGAAGCTCGTGTAGGCTTGCAAACTCCTCAGCTTGGCTAACTAAATATCTTTGATAGCGATTTTCGTGGTTACCCATCTTAAAGTAAATAGGTATTATTGGAAATATGCTTCTAATCTTTTCTAAGAAATTTCTACACATCTCTATTTCTCTTGGAAAATCCCTTAAATCTTTCTCACGCTCGTGTCTTGAAATAGAATAAAAATCGAAGGTATCTCCGTTCAAATAGAGACAATCTATGTTCTGTTCCTTTAAATATTTGATTGCACAAGTAATAGCTTCTAATGAATGAAAAGGAACGTGAATATCTGATAAAACACCTATCTTCTTTAGGTTTTCTGGTAGCTTAGCACTCGTATAATCCTTACCGATACTTTCTTCAATCCCAAAATTATCTAGCTCGTCTACGTCAAATGATTCTATTTGAGCAGCTGGTCTAGTATTTTTAAAGTATTCGCTTCTAGATTTAACCCCAATGTTATTACGACTCATAAGCCCGTGAAATATCTCTTGGCTACTAAAGCCATAGCTTTGATAGTTTTCACGCTCAAAGTCTACTCTTGTTAAATTAGTCGAGTAGAAATGGTCTCTAATCGCTTCCCACTTTTTACTTAATGCCATTTAGTCCAAATTTAAGGTATAACCAAGCTACAAGTGCTAAGAACTCTACTAACAATAATACCACTACCCAAGTAGGTACTCGGTACTTAATAACTTCTTTGTCTCTGTACTCAATCCATTTAACCTGCGAGTTACGATAATTATTCTCTATCTCGTTTCTCATGGAGTCTATATCGATTTGAGCTTGAATATTGCCCCCTACCGAACGAATTATAACCTTGCCTTGTGGTAGTACCAATTTACTATAAAAGTTGCTTAGAAGCCCACTAGAGTCGCAAGGGTTTACGATGGTTAGAGTATCGTGAATAGCCTTATACTTTTCTACTATTTTCACGCTTTGTATAGTATCGATTCTAACGAGTTCTTTATACTCGGTTAAGGTCTTTGTACGTTTACAAGAAATAAACGCAACACAAGCCAAAAGAATAGCTATATTTTTCATATTTCCTTTAGTTGAAAGTGCATACCATCTTTACGCGACCAAGTACCACCCCATTCAAAACCAGAACTTGTAAAGCATTCTACAAATTCTTTAGATAACTTTGGTGTTTGACCTAATCCATTTTCAAAAGCATTTACATCTATTGCAATAGCCCAAGAATGTAAAGACATAGAATTTAAACCTCGTTTTTTCCTAATGTTAAAACATCCATCCCAAGTTTTTAATTCTTTTACAGCTCCAGTTTTAATTAGTTTAGTAAAAGCCCAAGTAAGAGGTATAACCATATCTTTATTGCAATAAATTCTTTTAGGAATTAATCCTATTTCTAGGTTTGCGGGAACATCCCAAAGTATAAGGTTTGGATTTCTATCTGAAGCAATGCCGTATTTTTTAAGTGCTTGTTGTGATGTTACCATTATTTTTTCTGTTTAATGCCTTTAATCTCATTTTGGCTTTTGTTTCCTCTGTGTGAGGTTTTCTTTTTACTCCTAGTTTCTTTAGCCTTTGTTTTTCTAAGGTTTCTGCAGATGGAGAAATTCCTTTATTCCAAGCTTGTTTACCTAAATTATGCCTAATTTTTCTTCCTTCTAAATAAGCTAATTTAATAGATTCGCTTATCTTTAATTTTGATTCTTCTTTATGTAAATGGCCTGTTTTACTTAAAGCAATTTTTTCTTTAGTTGCTTGAGTATGTTTTGTATTAACTCTAAAAGTATTGCCATAATGCTTCATCTTTTCTTTGTTTTCAAGATTAATGCACTTATGACCAAAGGCATTTTTATTGCCTAATTTAGCTAAAGACATTTTAGTAATAGTTTCTTTTTTAAAAACAATATTAGCATCTCCTCCAGATGTCATATTGCATAAATTATCAAAACCATAAAAGTCTATTAATTCTATTTCTTTTTGATTAGCTTCTGAACTTGTTAGATTTTTGTAAACTATGTTTACTTCCAAGCCGTATTTTTTGACAATGTTTGCCCAATGATTGTTTCTACTTCTCGTTTGATAGGCTCTATTTCTTGTGCCTCTACCTATATAGAAAACTTCGCCTGTATTAGGCTTTAAATGTTCGTAAACGTAAAACCTATTGGACTTTATTAGCTCTAGTCCTTTTTGGCTTAACTTCGTTATTTTCATCTAGTAGATTTAGTTTGGATTTAAGCGATGAGTTCTCGCTTTTAAGACTATGTACTTCAGCGGTTAGATTGTCGATTTTATCGGATAGTTCCTTTACTTTGTCGCTCATCTCTTGCGCCATCTCCCTCCAAATGCGTATAGCTTCGGTGGTATTTGATAACTCCCCTCCTTGTATTTCTACATTCTCTTTTTTGCGTGTGCTAAAATAAGTTGCAAGTGATGCAATTGTAGCCGTTAGAATATTTGTAAACCAGTCGGGAAGGGAGTTTAACACGTTAGTCTTTTTTTAGTTTGTGTAAAATTTGAGCCTTAGCAATAATAGCAAAGTTCTCGTTATCTTTAATGAAGTTTTTAAACGTCTCTTGGTCGCTAGAATCTAAGTCTAAAATCTCGCCTTTGTTTAGTGCTACCGCCCAATCCCAAAACTTAAGAGCATCCCCTTTAGATTGTTGAACAAGTGAGCTAGCTACTAATTTACCAGCGTTAGCGTTTTCAATGGCTTTACCATCTAAGTCTACTAGACTAAAATTTAAATCTATTTTCATTCTTTTGTTGTTTGTTTGATTATAAACGTAATTTAATACTTTTTGTTCTTTTTTATTGCCAAGGTAGCGCGTAAGCCACTAGGGGAGGATTCAAAAAGTTCTCTATTTGTGCATCTAAATTCGCCTCAATTGCCTCGCAGTCTAGGGAAGCCGTAAGCCAGGACTCGACCATTTCTTTAGTTACCTCATCGTAAGGAGTAAAGCTCGCTTCGTGTGGTGCATCTACTCCTAAAGCTCCGTAAGTGTCAGCCGTAAAGGCAGTATATTCTTTATCTTTGTATTCGCTATCTTTATACTTAGTCACATAGTCTTTTTGCGCTCTCCAATGAATTTTGCTTATTACTTTGTCCATTCCGTCTAAAGAGGGGATAGAGTCTAATTGAGATATTACCCAAGTGAATGCCATATTATTTTTTGTTATATATTTTTTTTAAATACTCTTCCATTCCAATATACTTTCTATCTCTTTGTGCTTCTGCACCATCACTATAAGCATCTGCAATTTGACCTCTTTCTTTTAATAAAAAATAAGAATAATCCATAGGATTAGAATCTCCAAGATATTGTATTAATTCTTGTAATGCCGTCATATTATTTATTTTTTAATGTGTCTAATTCTGCTTTTAATTCTTTAATTGCTTGTACTAAAATTGCAGTTACCGCTCTATCTTGTACCGTTAAAGTTCCATCTGCCATTTTACCTACTGCGTCTGGATAATGCTTTTGAATAGATTGTGCAATAGTAGACATATAAACGTTTTCTTTGTCTAAATCTGTTTTATCATTCCACTTGAAATATACTGGCTCAAAATCCATTATATTTTCAAGTACATTTTCGACTGGTCTAATAATGTCTTTTAATGTTCTATCAGAAGCCGCAGTAATGTTTCCACTTGCGTCTGTTGTCAAAGCCCCAGCTCCATAGCCCGAAAAACGACCTAAATAATTTATTCTCCATCGTGAAGAATTTTCCATTTCTAAAGTTACAAACCCTCCGCCAGTATCATTTATTCTAAATTGATTAGCATAAATATCTCCAGAAACGTGCAATTTGTAACTAGGCGAACCCGTACCGATTCCTACTCTACCATTAGTATTAATAGAAAATCTTCCGTTTCCTACTCCTGGCTCATCTATTCCAAAAACTCCATTAGGAGAAATACTAATTGCCTGAACACCACTATCTACATCTACTCTCATTCCTCTAGTAGAGCCTCCAGTAATATATAATTTACTATCCGGCGCCGTCGTTCCGATGCCTACGTTGCCAGAAAAAGAAGCTACACTTACTCCAAAATTTAGTCGTTTAAATGCAGTGCCGTATTCTAATACATTTAAATAAAATTCGTCCGCAGTATCATTATATCCAAAAATTGCTCCTTTTGTGTTTGCGGTATTATTTATATAAAATGAAGCGTTATTAAAATTAACTCCTGAGCTAGTTAATGATGTTCCAATTCTACCTGTAAAGCTAGCACTTGTACCGCTTAAAGCTCCAGTTAGTGTGCCACCGCTTAAAGGTAGATAAGAGGATAATTGTGAAGTTAAGGCAAGCGTTCCGTTTGAATTTGGCAAAGTGTAAGAATATCCTGAGCCACCAGTTCCGTAGTTAAAAGTAGCTTGCTTAGTATTACCACCATTTACAAAGTTAAAATAATCCGCAGTTCCCCCAATCTGAGTGTATCCAGCTACGTTACCAAAACCACCGCTTTCGCTGAATCTTAATTGTGCTCCAGCTAATTGAGTTGTAAAAGTTTTAACTCCCGAAATAGATTGGTTTCCTGTTAAAGCTACATAAGTAGAAGCCGCCGTCCCCGTAGTTAAATAAGTGCTAGAATCTATTGAGCCGTCCGCTTTTAAAAATTGGCTAGAAGTGCCACCAGTTTTGATAAATGAGTTAGCCGTTAAACTACCAGCAAAAACTCCATCCCCAGAGTCTGTCAAAGTTACAACCCCTAAACCCTGCTTTTGAATTGTAAAAGGAAATGAAGTCGAAGCAGTCTCGTTATTAATTAAGATTCCAAAACCGCCCCCGCTGGACTGGATATTAAAAGCTCGCCCAGCTGAATGGGTAATTTTAACACCGTCACCAGTTGGGCCACTTTGAGTAACCCCTAATCCAATACCGCTAGAGTTTGTGAAAGTTGCCGTAGTTCCTACGATAGCCCCAGTCATTGTGCCTCCAGCAAGTGGCAAATAAGTAGAGCTAGCAGCGCTTGTTGTTAAGTAGGTGTTTGTGTCTACGCTACCATCTGCCTTTAAAAAACTAGTAGAAGCTCCTCCAATTTTAATAAACTGATTTGCATATATTTTACCATCAGCATATATGGCAGCTCCAGCCCCACTTTGTATAATAACTAAAGAGTTAAAGCTACTATTATGGGTAATATAAAGAGCATTTGTAGCATTATCTCCATTTATATTCATAGTGGTAGCACTTACTTGCCCACTAAATACACCACTTGTACCATATAAACTAGAAGTAAAAGTCTTTTGGCCAGCTATTGTTTGATTGCCTGTCAATTTAACAACATTTGCATCATTGGCTGGTGTATAACCTAAAACCGTTGCAATGCTTTTATTTTTCCAAAGGCTAGAAGATGATTCGTAAAATAATCCATCGTTATTTGCTTTTGAAGTGATTAATACATCGTGAAGCTCGTCTAATTCATAACCATTTTGAATCTTAACAAAGATAGAACCATTACCGCCTGATTTTTTAATTATATAACCTACTAAAACACTATTAGCAGGTGCTACCGGTTTTGTTTGAGTAAACGTTCCAGCCGTAGAACCTAAGTAAATTGCTGCACCTTCATCGTAAGCATTTGTATTTAACCCGTGAATAATTCCACTAGTAGTTATAAATCCATTTGCTCCGTGTGTGATAGATTCTGTAACAATACCAAAAGTAACGCTTGAAGTAGTTTCACTTGTATTTGAAGCCAAAGCTACGCTTGGAAGCTCGCCAGTTGAGCCAGTTACATAAACTACTTGCCCATCTGTTAAAGTAGAACCCGTATTATTATGAACTAAAACTCTTTCTTCTTGACCTATTTGTAAAGTAGTATCTCCATCGCCATCTATTAATGATAACGTTCTATAAAATGAATCCCAATAAGTAGTGCCTATTCCAGTTGGTGTGCTAGTAGGTGTAGTATCAAATCCTAAATAACCTACCGTTGCGCCGTATTCGCCTAAATTAACATTTCCCGTAGCTCCTGTATAAGGTACTTTTGCATCTAAAGCAGATTGTAAATCGGTTTGAGAGCTTAACGTTCCAGTAATTGCACCCCATACCGCAGTTGAGTCTTTGATTTCAATGTATGTTGAACCACTCCAGCGATAAATAAAGTTAGTATCTAACGTAATATAGATTTTACCTACTTCGCCCGTTACCGGAAGTGCTGCATAATTAGCCACTTCTACTACGTCATCTACATAGCTAGGCAATTGAGAAGATGGAACTTTTCCGTCTACCAAATCCGCTTTTGCATTTAAGACCGCTTGTAGGTCTGTTTGATTTGATAGCGTTCCCGTGATTTGCCCCCAATTAACGCCAAAATTACCGGTCAAGGAATTGATATTAATCTCTACTACGGTAGGCGTTACATTCAAAGTAACGTCCTCTCTATTGTCTATTATATTGACATCGATAATCTCGTCCGTAGGTTGAGACGTAATCTCGATTAAATTGGTAGTTTCGGTAACTATGATGTCTATAATATCTTCCATTTTTTAGCGTGTTACTTCCGGTGTAATATTGAATCCTCCTTTTACGTATGTCTTTACTTCTCCACTAGCTAAAGTAAATTGAATATCGTAAACGTAATTAAATACTTCAATGTCGATTATTTGAGCATTGATTTTAAATTGTCCGCTAGTTGCGTTTGTGATTGTAATGCCAGCCGAAGCTACCGAAGTAAGAGACAAGACCGCACTTACGTCTGAGTAGCATTTACGAAGTTGCATTCGAATTGTTGCACCGGTTAAATCAATTGCTACCGAGTTCTTCTTTACTTCAAAAGCTACTTCGTTAAATGTATCGCCTTTTGTATGCGTGAAATTAAGAGCCATTTTCTATTTTGTTAAGGTAAACCTTTAGTTTTTTAATATTGGAAGCTTTAGGAGTGTATTTACCCCTAGAGGTACCAGCCTGCGCTAAAGGAGCTTTTGTCTGGGTACATATCTGCATTGCTATTCGTGTTATATTCTGGAAATGAAGATTGATTAAAACTCATATAATCGATAAATCGTCTAGTATAATGCTCAGCGATTGACCGCTCTTTCTCTACTAAATAATCTACCTCGCTTTTTTCTACGTTCGTGCTATTCTCGCTATTGTGCTTAAATACTCCTTTACTTGCGATTGTGTACGCTGCAAAGGGCAAGAACTCAACCATCGTCCAATGGATAACCATAGGCTTAATATACACGTTTAAAAGCATTGTATAAGAGCTATTCAAGTTAGCATTTACAATACCATCGTTAATTTTGTTAAATAACTTAGTGCCTAAATACCCTTGGATATGCGTGTCTTGAGCTACCTTGACCCACTGAACGAATTTATCAACATCGAGGTTACCACTAATAGCGGTAAACTTAACAATATCCTCTCTACTTACAAATAAAGCTTGTGCCATTATTACTTATTATTAGGTAAAAATCCTTGGTTTGGCATATCGATAGGCTTCGTGTATACCAGTTTACTATTTTTATTATAGTCCTTACCATCTTCTTTAGTGTAAGGAGTTGGTAAAATCTCGCCCGCTTTACGTGCTTCGCTTGGAGTTATTTTAGTTGCTCCCTTCTTACGTGGGTCAGTAAAACGCTTGTAAGTCTCACGTGTCCAAAAATGATGGCACGCTCCTCCCCCCTTGTATAAAAATATGTCGTAAGTGTCGATTCCTTTTGGGCCCCAACCGGGATTTGTAGAAGCCTTGCGACCCATTAACTCGATATCTTCTTTGCGATATAGCTTATTTGCCGAGGTCATCTTCTTACAAAACTCACGAGATTTTTCGGTAGTTTCTCCGCTATAACGATAACGAGAGATAAACAATTTACCATCTTGAGAGCTTTTTAAGTCGGGTCTTGCTACACCAGTTGTAACAAAGTTCCAAACCTTAGACATTAAAGACTTTTCGGGGTTGTTTAATGCCTCTAATTCTGCATCTAAGCGAGCTTCGTCTTCATATGATACTACTCGGCTATCAACTAATTCCCACTCGTTAGGGTCAAGTTCTTCGCCATATTCCTCCAAGTCTAATTTGTCAATATGAGAGCTTAACTTTAAACCAGTTTCTTCTTCTACTTGCTCGGTATTCATTGCCGGATTCTGGTCAATAAATTCTAAAGGTTGTAAAGTCTTAAAGTAAAGATTTAAGCTAATAGAGTTAAACGCTAAAATCTTGTCGATAGCATCTAAAACCGTTCCTTGTTTAGGACGAATTACCATATTATCAAACAAGATAGAGGCATTCTTTAACTCGTCTGCGTTTGAGCTAAATCCGTTGTTAGATGGGATACCAAATAACAAGCCTGAGGTAATAGAGTGACCTAGCAAAATCTTACCTCTTGATTCTTCGCTTAAATATGTATAGTGTGCCGGAGCATCGTTTAAAGGAACGCTATCGATAGTTGTTTTCTTTGTCTCGTCACTATTGAACGCTACAACAATTTTAGCACCGCTAGAACCCGCTAATTTACGCTTTACGTCTGCTGCAATTAAACCTTGTTTCTCTTCGTCTGGTACACCATTATTAAAGTTAATAACGCTAGTAGGAGAAAACCCGTTTTGTACGTCATTAATTAAATAGTCCGCAATCTCTTCTTCTAACTTAGCATAAGGCAAAGCCCCGATATAATCTACGTTAGAATAGTATTTTTGTCCTACGCTATAATCTCTAACACAAAGAATCTCTAACGTTTTATCGCCATAACCAAACGCACTAATACGCTTTGGAACAAAGTTCTTAATGTCTTGCCAGTTATCAGAATAGTAATACCCAGTAATTTCGCCTTTCTCGTTGCATTTCTCGGAGCGGATTAATTGAGCTGGCACGTGCTCTACTCTAATAATCGCATTCTTAGCCTTATTATAGATTAATTGAAAGTATCCTTGTCCAAGTAATTTATAGTCGGTAATAACGCACTTTAATACCTCAGGACGGAATAACATTTTCATCTGAGCGTATTCGTTTGGCTTCTTGTTTGAGTCCGTAGCATCTAAGCCTCTACCATAGATTAATTTATTAATAGAGTTAATAACGCTATTGTTTGTAGTAGAGTTATTATATCTATCAATTAAGTACTTGAAGTAGTCGTTATCGTCTCCGAAATTAACCCAAGCTTCTTTGTTAGATTCTACGGATTGCGGTGGCTTATGAGATTCAAAGTTAAAAACGTGAACGTTACTCATAGAAAATTATATTTTGGTCGTTTTGTACGTACTCGTTATTATTAACGCTATACGCTCCTATTGTTTGATTCGTGCAAAATACCTTATCTCTAAAGATTAACTCGGCATCTTGCTTTATAGTCATTGTGTAAAAGTGTCCTTCTTCTAAAGTTAATACCTTTGAGAAAGTAAGATAGTAAGACGTTTGAGTACAAGTAATATCGTATTCTACTTCTACATTAGTAGTTTCGTTTCGCAAAAATAGCTTATTCCCCGCATTTCTACGAGTAGGAACGAATCTTACACTTTGCGCTAAATTGGATTCTCTTAAAACTATCATTATTCTATAAACGTTATTTTATAGGTTTTGTTTCTTTTAAACGAAAAAGGGTGGAACATCTGTCCACCCAATTTCAAACCTCAAACAACAAAAGACTAAGCGCCCGGAGTTACCGTGAATCCAGCCGCTACTAAAGTAGTAGTTAAGAAGTTAGCCGGTACTGGCTCTTGGCCAGATAAGACTAAAGTATAACCGCTCAAATCTCCCATTGCAGCTCCAGTAACGATAGTACCGCCAGATACTTCCATACCATGCTGAAGACCGCAATAGAATAAGTTTCCGTTGTTATCTTCTACGATAACTTGAGGACGTCCGTAAGACAAAAGCTTAATTTGCTTATGGTCTACAATAGACAATTGTTTTAACGTTAAGTTTAACGTTTGCTCGAAGAAGGTAGTACCATTCTCACGAGAAGAAGTAATAGTTTGCTCAAAAGAACTATTACCCTTTAGGTCGTACTTATAAGCTACCGGAGTCCCAGTTACAGCCGAGATAGCATCCGTGTTTGTAGCATCATAAGTAACCCCCGTAGCATCGCCCCAATTCACGAAGTAAACGGCTTTTAATCCTCCGTTACTCGTTTTGCAAGGCTCAATTCTACCTAAGGAAATATCACAAGACATATTGATTAATTTAAAAGATGAAAAATAAGCACCCCGAATTAACGAGGTGCTATCTTATAAGCTAATTAGTTAGCTGCGTTAGTGATTCCGTAAGTTACGATATCTTCTACCGAACCGTACTGAACACCAGCCGTCATACGCATTACTACACGTACGTTTTCTGAACCGTCTACGTCTGCCATATCGATAACTTTTACAGAAGAAGCATCCATATCCGCAAGAACACCAGTACCGAAGTACAAGTTCTCTTTCAAAGTAGCGATTGCAGTGTTAGCCGCTAAACCATTTGCTACGAAGATTTTTACTCCGTCAAATGATAAAGAGCCGTTGTTATACCATTGAGTTCCCATTGCGTTAGTACCGTTAGCACCTAAGCCAGAAGCAGCAAACCCACCCAAAGCACGAACGTAAGCACGAGCGATGTTCTGAGATACGTAGATATGTAAACCATCTTGTCCGTAAAGAGCAGCTGGGATAGCATCTACGATTTTACCTAATTCAGCTACTACGTTAGAAGCAGTAACCGTTGTACCTGCAACCTCTTGAGCAGCTGGTAAAGCAGCATCTGCAGCTAATAATGTAGAGAATCCGTTAAACTCACCTGCGTTAGCAGTTACACCAGTCCAAATGTTAGTCTCGTTCTTAGCTGCTACTTTAGCCGCTACGTGAGCTACTAAGAAGTCAGCGAAAGAAGAAGGCAATACATCAAATGCTGAGTAACCTTGTTGTGCAGATAACCAATCAGAATGGAAGTCTTTCTTACATAATTGTAAGTTAACTTGGAATTCTTCTGGTTGTAAGATACGCTCAGTTAAAGTAACTGTAGACGTAGCCGTAAAATCACAAGAAGCATCTTTTAAGATTGCATCCGTAGATAATTTCTTAACCACTTCTTTGTACTTGATACCCGGTTTAACCGTGATACCACCCGCATCGATAGTAGGAGAAGATAATAAAGCAGCCGAGATAATCTGATTCTTATACTCGCCAGCGTAAGTTGTTGTAATACTAGTTGTAGTAGCCATTTTTTAAATTTGTTTGTTAATTATTTTGAAAAGATTTTACTAAATACTGAATCTTCAATTGAAGACGTTTTGTTTTTACTAATTCTAAAAGGTTTTGGAGCGATTCCAGCTTCTGGATTGTGAGCTAAAGGCTCAGCGCCTGCTTCAATAGAAGACATTTCTACCTTAAGAGATTCATTCTCCGCTTTTAATGCTTCGTTCTCTTGCTTAATCAAAGAAAACTCAGAGCGTAATTTCTCGATTTCAGCAAAGAAAGTTTCTTTAGATACTGATTCTACAATACGCTTAGCTTTAGGAGCTTCGGCTGCCATCTCCGGCTCAATAACCTCTTCCGGTGCTACTTCTACTTCTACTTCCACTTCTGGAGCTTCAGCTTCAGCTTCTTTAATTTCAGCAATAATACCTTCTACGGCTACTACTAAGATTTTACCGTCCTCTAACTTGTACTCGCCTACTGGCAAAGCTACAATACCATCTTCTGTTACAATTCCTACCGAGTAATCCGGCTCAAACTCTTCCGCTTCGATAATGGTAATACCATCTTCTAACTTCATTTGAGCTAATTTAACATCCATAGAAAGAACAGCTTTAATCTTGTTTAACTTGTTCTTGTATTCCATATTTATTTATTTGTTTAATTTTCTCTTATAATAACTCTTGATTCATTCGTATTAATAATAATCGAGGTAGCTTGCCCTTCGGTAGCTCCAATCCCTTGATTAATTTCTTCGCCTTTGCAACATTCCTTAGAGTAAGTCCCGTCTTCGCAAAGACAAGCTCTTTTAGAATCTTGTGGGCTTGTTTTTTTATTTGCCATCTTGTAAAATATTTATGATTTGATTAATTAACTCTTCTTCTTCTAGCTCTTGAATTGCCATTTCTAGCTTATCCGCAAAATAGCCCTCAATAGAGAAACCTTTGTATTTTCCGTCTTTAACTTCCTTCCAAACTTTCTCGTCTTCTATCTTCATAGAAATCATCCAAGTACCCTTAGGTAAATCAAATCCGTAAGCTTTAGACTTGTCCATTTCTGGGTTATCGATAATCCAAGATTCTACAACCGTTGCACCTTCGAATTTATTCTTATGCTCAAGTGTTGCGTTAGATTGGTTACCATTCTTTAAGAATAACTCGCTCGCTTGCTTAACCGTTGCCTCGCTAAAGAATACGTAAAACTCGTCCTTACCATTTCTGCGATAAATTTGTTTATTAGGAACTAAAGCAGCACCCATAAGAATACGCTTATCTGAATCTACTTCGGCTAAGTCCATTCTATACTCTTTGTTAAGAGCGATAAAATTCTCTTCTATTGCCGGCGCATCTACCAGACTTACGGCTTCGATTCCGTCTAAATCCTTTTCTATTACCAGTTCTACAATTCTAAACATATCCTATAAACGTTTAAAGTTTTTTTTGTTACATTTTCAAATTACCCAAGGCTTGCCGAGGTAACAATATTTCTGTTAAGAGCTTGTTGTGTTGTTACATCTTGAGCAACTACGTAAGCTTTTAATGGGGCTTGCTCTCGTCCTAATGTTTGTGCAATTTGGTTAGCTCCGCTAGTGCCTACTACGTTGAAAGATGGTGCTTGTGGTGCTCCTCCGCTAGGAACTCCACCACCATTACCACCTCCATTTGGTGTTTGTACCGATAAAATCTTTTGCACGTTTGCAAGACCAGAAGCTACCGCAACACCAGCCGCTAAAGCCGCTCTAAAAGGCGCATCAGGTGTAGGTATAGCAAGTTGTGAAGCATAGGCTTGTTGAGCTGCTAAGTAAGTAGAAATGGTAGTAGAAGCAATTGCCGCCGCTTTTCCCTCGTCAGTAGATTCTCCTAAAAGACTTGCCGCTACTCCTAAAGCATTTGCTCCAATTTGTAATAACTCTTGCTTTGCTTTAACTTCTAATTCCGCTATTTTCTTTCTAGCGTCCGATTGCTCAGCTTCATATTTTGTACGTGCCTCTTCGCCTTCTTGTCTAATCTTGGTTAGCTCATCCTCTTTTTTCTTTTCAATTTCGGCTTGCTTAATCGCTCTTTCGGTTTCTAATAAAGCGTATAAATCGTTCTTCTCGCCAGCGTCTTTTGTTATAGCGTCTATTTCTTCCGCTCTACGCTTATACCACAAGTCTAACTTTTGTTGTTCTGTTACGGCTTGCAGGTCTTCTATTTCAGTATTATACTGCTTTTGAATATCGGTTAAACGCTTAAGATAGTTTTCATATTCAGTTTGGAACTCTCGCATAGCTTGTAGCTCCGAATCTATAACTTTATCTTTCTCTTTCTTTTCTGTCTTTCTATTTTCTACTCTTTTCTTAGAGTTTTCCTTTTCGGTTTTAGTTAATTCCTTTGTGCCTTCATTAAATCGCTTATTTGTAGCCTCAAAATCTTTAACTGCTTCGCCCCAACTTCCTTTTAGTTGCTCGTATCCATCGCTAAGAGACTTGAAATCTAAAGTAAATATCCCTTTAAGAATTTTACCCGCTCCAAATCCTACGTTTTTAATTAAAGTAAATAGAGCAAATAAGCTAGAATAGAATACACCTATACCTTTTGTGATATAAGGTAAAGCATTTAAAGCAAGACTAATAAAAGCATCTAGCAAAGGCTCGAATACTTTCATAATACCGCCTAAAATCTTCTCTAACCCAATAAATAATGGCTCAAGTTTTTTCATTGCTGACTCAGATTCTGAGAAAGCCGCAACTAAACCACCTACCGCCGCAACGATTAAACCAATACCAGCCGCTTTTAATGCCGCTCCCCAAGATTGAGTAGCTACTTTAGCTTTATTTAAAGCCCCTCCTAGCATACCAATTGGCCCTCCAGCGGATTCTAAAGAGTCTATCCAATCGCTAGAAACGTTTTTAGCTGACTTAATCTTGTCCTCTAAGTCGTCAATTTGATTAAATAAGTTCTTAAACTCTTCAGTTCCTACCGCCGTGTTTTTTAACTCTCTTTTAAGTGCCTTTAATTGAGATATAGAGCCTTCAATATTATTATTAACGTTAATATCTACTTCTATTGATTTTGCCATTTGTAATTACGTTTTATTTGATTCCAGCCCTTTTTAAATGTTTTTGGTAATTCATATTTGCCTTTAGCAATTTCTATTACCTCGCTTCTATTATAATGCTCAAAACTTGAAAGCATTTTTAAAATTTGTTCTATCATATCGTTCTAAAATCGTGTAACAATGTAAAGTCTACTTCCCCACTTGTAAGATTGGTAGTAAACGAATTAATAATATATCTTTTGTCTCGAATAACTAGCCTATCGTTCATTTTAAGGCTTGATATTACGCTAATTGGTAGAGAAGCATTAAGCTTAAAAGTTCGAGCCTTTAGCGTGTAAATATTATCTAAATACGCTAAGTAGTATTCATTAAATAAAGTATTGTTTTCTACGTTATCCGTAAAAGAAGAAAGCTCTAAACCCCAGTTAAGCGTATTAACATTAGTAGTTACTAAGCTATCTTGTCCAAAAACGTTATAGTTTGTCTTTGAAGTTGTAGTAGAACCGTCATTAATATAATAAGCTGAGCAAGATTGAAGCGTTCCGTAGTCAAATAAAATTACCGGCTTTGGTATATATTGTTGATAATCGGTTTTTAAAGCATAGCTTACTTGCAAATTGGTACCGGTAAACTTGCTAAATAGCATATTCTCAAAAGGTAAAGCTACGCTATACTCGTCTCCATCGTTATCTAACGAGTAATTCAAATTCCCATAAGGAATAGGAGAATTTTGCTTATATCCTACGTTCAATAAAGCCTCGCTATCTTCGTAAGTAAAATTGAGCATATTGTAAGGCTTAACTCTTTCAATATCTAAACTATCACTATGAACGTGGCTAGTAATATCTCTAATTGCTCCAGCGTTATACCAGTCTTCTAGTTGCTCTATCTTAAAAACTCCCGGACTATCTGAGTAGCAAGTAAGATTAAACATCTTTAAAACACCTGCAAAGAAATCCTCGGTTTTAATCTCTGGCATATAATTAGCCAAATCAATAAGAGTGTTAGTAGTTTGTGAAGTACTTTGAATTACTTCAACATCTTTTATAACGCTTGTGCCATCCGATATTGCAAAGTTGAGCTCTGAGGTATAGGTTAAAGTACTTGCCGCACTTATCTTGAAAGTATAAGCTCCAGAACCTCTAATTAAAAGTTCGAATTGTTGAGTAGTTGTTGATGAAGTAAAGTTTAAAGCATAGATTTTAACCCCATTACGATAAACATAAAATACTGAGGCAATACCATTAGCAGTACAAGTAATATCAAAAGTTTGCGTTTCAATAAATGTACTTCCCCCTTCATCTACATAATTTAAAGTACTTGTAGGCAAATCAAATAAATCCTCAGACCCAGTAGTAGAGTATTTAGTTTGAAATACTACTAATTGACTTTCTACCTTAATTTCAAAATTGTTTGCATTTTTAGCCCACAAATAAGCATGATGAAAATGTTTAGCCGTTTCTGTTGTATTTTCTAAGATAGAGCCCTCAAAAGTAATACCTAAGTTATCCGCAATTACATCTAACATCCCTTTTAGCTTTACCGCTGGGAATAAATCCGTATGGTAAATAGGAGATGCGTTTTTAGAAATGTCCCAATTTGTTACGCTAGTACCCGAACCTCCATATTGCCAAACTCTATAAGAGGTAATTAAAGGAAATTTAACTGTACTATCATTTGTTGTTGAAACCCTAGATACTACGTCAGCTCCTGAATAAGTAAAATTAATCGAGCTAAAGTCTAAGTCTTTTAAATACTTACCTGCAAAAGCATCTTTTAAAGATATTAATGACCCAAAAAACGTTATTTGATAGCTTTCGATTTGCCCATTTTTAATACTTGCTTTCTCTAATTGAATTTTCCCCTTTCTAAATGGTACATAGTCTAACTCAATATAAGCAGTCTTTCTTTTTCTAGCATCAAATCCACTATCGATAGAGTTTTCGTACCAGTGTTTAAATATCTTATTATTATAAGGTGTAGCTGGGATAGTAAAAGACTGGCTAAAATCGGTAAATATTTTAGAAATGTCGTTTACGTCTTGAATACTAGAAGTAACGCTAATAGTTTCGTCGTTGAATAACTCTATCCTTTGTGGCTCGCTATTATCGGTATCGTAAATATATAATAGTACGTTTATCATTAAACTACGTTATTAATAAGGTTAAACCCGTAAGCAAACTCTACCTCGTAATTAATATTTCTATCTTTTAACGAGGTCTTTAAATCTGTTGATAAAGTCTTAACTTCTACCGGCACTCCATCTAAAAGAATCGTCTCGGATAGAAGTAAGTCTTGGATAAGCTCCGAGTAGTTCTCTGGAATCCATCCCGTATTTAAACGTATGCTTTTAGCTCCATTAATATTGAAGCTCTTTGTTTGTGCTCTTGAAGTGTTGTAGTCTACCGCATCAGGAAGTAAATTATACGTAGTCCCTTGCGTTTGAATATTAGTAGTTTGCCCTTTAAAGAAAGTCAAGAATTGCCATCCTCCAAAACGATTAATAAACTGACAAACAATCGGGTTATATCTAGGCTCACAAATAGGCATTACATTAATAGTGTAAGTATCGTCTATGTACTCGCCCGTTGGTTTCCAGTTGATAGTACAAGTATTTCCTTTGTCGTATTTTATTGATGAAGTGCGTAAAGGCACTTTATATAACTTAGCTCCATCTCTTGTAATAGTGTTTGTAACCTCATTACGACCTCTCAAATCTTTGTAGGTAACGGTTAGCGTAGCAGGGCTAGAATTGTCTGCCCACACGTTTACAAATGGGTAATCGGTAATACCTTCTTCGTAGCGATATTCTAAAGACGTGTTAGCTAAAACTAAAGGTTGAGCCGTTGAGCCAGATTGATTATAACCACCTGAATAATCAGTATATCCGTTTGTAGAGTAATAAGTAGTAGTATCTAATAGCGTGTAAGACCCTAGTGTAGCTTCTTTGTAACGCTTTACTTTTACTAAAGCTAACATAGAATCCGTAGAATCACTCGGAGTGATAGCTTCAATGTATTCTTTAATGTATGGAGCTATGTTATAAACGTTCTTACGATTAGTAGTTGAAGCGATAGACTTAGTAAACGTGTAAGTAGGTGTTAAAGGCTCGCTATCTGGATTATTCCAAATAAACAATTCAACCTTTGAGCCTAATTGCAAAGATTCGTTTACCTCAACAAAATAAGGACTTCTTGCGTAAATTATCATTTCTTAATTAAATTTAAATCTATTATTCTGTCTACATCTATTACAACTTCATTAGGCATTTGTCCTAGAATATATTTCTTAAATCCGGCCTCGTAAGGCTTTGTAAAGAATAATGTAGGCTTTACCCCTTGTGCATAAATTCTATTAGCTATTATAAATCCTAAAGTTTTATAGCTTCCTTTCTTAAACTTGCCTTCGCTATCTCTTAATCTTATTCCTTTACGTTTAGCCCAATCCGCTATTACATCCGCTGGCGGTCTTTTGTTGGTAAACATAAAGCGAGAGTTTGGGGCTTTTTGCTTACCATTCTTAACCGAGCTAGGAAATGCTCCTTTGACCCCTTCGTCTAAGAATTGCCCGTATTCTTCCATACGAAACCCAACAATAGCGTAACCAGTATCGGTAACCACTTCTCCCTTTAAGCTATTGTACAAAGTCTTAGACATATTATTACGTCCTTTAGACAAGTTTGCTTTAGCCTGCTGAATAACGTAATTTTTGTATTTCTCTAAAAGTTTTGTACTAGCTTTTAACTCCATTAGCAAATAGTAATATCATTTGGTATAATAACGTCGAACGTTAGTGTCCAACCAGCTATTTTATTTTCAAATCTATCCATAAATGGCTCAGCGTTTGGACTATCTAAAACTTGAACTAAGTTAGAGTACAAGCTACCTCTCATCAAATCGCTAACAAGTCTTTGAGCTATTGTTAATTGCGTGTTTAAAACGTCTTGCTCGTTGTCATTACCATCCCAAATATTAGTAACCAATTGCTTATTATCGTCTACAATATCCATTAAAAGAATAGATATATTTAAAGAAGTCGTTACCTCAGATAATTGAGCGGTATTAACAATAATATGAGATAAAGGAAATATGGTTTGTTTTTCTAAATCTACTCTTGAAATATCCCCAATTGTAACGGTGTTAATAAAACCGGTATTATTAAGATAATTCTTTAAAGTATTTACAACGTAATAATATCCGTTCATTATTTTTGCTTATTAATTAATTTAACTTCTAGTTCGTTCTTTTGCTTTTCAAATGTTAAAAACATTAGGCATTGATTAAGCGGAAGTCTGGTAACTTCATCAAATCTTCTAACATCCCCTTGAGCGAGAGCATAGAGAGAGCTATACCATCCCCATCTTTTCCCAAATTGGGCTTGTTCGCTAAAATCGTTTTCGGCACTTTCTCCTCCAAATAATTCAGCGTACTTTTCAATAATTCGTTGCCTAAATGATAAAAAAAAACCCTTGCTCCTAAAACAACATCTAATGGAGCATCTAACATTTTTTCAGCATATAAACTCGAACCGGCATAATCCTCAATAATATACTTGTCTTTAAACCTTTGCTTTATCGGTCTAAACATTACCGCCATAGCTTTATTCATATCGCTATTAACTGGCAAATAGTTATCTAAGTCAATATATTCCCCTTGCGTTATATCCTCTAAGTTTGGAATAAATCCGAACTCTACTCCGTTTAACTCAAATCGATTCTTAAACTCGGGCACTTTCTCAAATAGTGAATTAATACTATTTACTATTTCTATTAATTGAGTTCTTTTAAACTGGTCAATATATTTTAACTCTACATTGCAAAAGATTTGAATCATTTTATGGTGTAAAAAATCTGATTCTTCATTTTGCTCAGCAATGGCTAAAAACTTTAAATACTGGCTAAGCTTAATTTCGCTTAAACTAGTTGGAATAGTTATCTCTAGCTTCATAATGTATAAACGTTATTTGTTGTTTTTTGTACTAGTACACAAAGTACTTTCCTTGGTTTGGATTTGATAACTGGTAGAAGACGTTGTAACGTAGCGCATCAAGACAATTATGTACAAGTACACCATTTGCAAAATATTCGTGGTCATCTTCTACGGTTATATCATATACTTCTTCCAGCCAGTAATCTGATTCTTCTATTGTGTTTAGCTTTGCAGTTATTATGGCAGTACTTTGAAATTCCACCGTGTCTTGTTTGGTATTCTTTACCACATTCAATGCAATTGCAGGTTTTGTATGGTCTATTAATCCAAGCTTTTTTCCCGTGTTCTTTATGCCATTCTCTTCCTTCGGGTGATTTATGCCATTCTTTTGCAATCTCAATTCCTTTTTCTTGAAACTTAACAAACCATTCAGGCTCGTTTTTAAACCTTTGCTTACCCGTAAATCTTGCGTGTAAACTTCGGCTAATAAGAGATAAATTTTCAATCCTATTATCTGTTGTTTCATCGTTTTTGTGATGAATGTCGTAACCTTTGGGAATTTCTCCTTTATAATGTTCCCAAATAACCCTATGAAGTCTTTTATTCCCTTTTGAGAAATATCTTTCGTTTGGGTATAAATAGTATTCTTTGCCAAGAAATTCTTGGATAGGTACATTTCTTGTCCCGTTTGCAATTTCTGAATTTGTGTCCATCCTTTATTAGTTTTTATTTTGTGAGTTTTTGTACTACACAAAGATACTAAATAAGTATCGAATTGCATCGAGTATTTTCTTACTTGTTTCTTACCGTTATTATGCTTTAATAATACCTTTTTAAAGCCGGTAGAAGTTCTTACTAAATCTCCTATCTTAATGTCTTTAATTGGTACTTGACCTTTAATTGTTTCGACCAATGTATTACCGGTAAAGCAGTGGTTAAAGTTATCGACCACAAGCCCAGATTTTTTATCTGAGTAAATGTAATTGTTGAGTTCTTTTCCAATGTTATGCGAGTTAGATTCTACAAT